AACTTGTTTAAGCAGTTAGGCGATAGCGAATTGACTGACTTAGATTTTAGCGAGTTGAATCATGAATGGGATGGGAGTAATATCGTGGATTCATGGACTAATTCGGTAGGAAGTACGGGAAATGATTACTATTACCCCGCTATTGATTACGGGCAAGGAGACTTCACCCGTACGCAAGCCCCAATACCTTACATTGATGAGTTTAATACGGAAGATTTTTACCCCGCAATCGCTGTTAAAAAGTACCTCGATAAAATTATTAACGGTGCTGGCTTTACCTATGTGAGTGACTTTTTTAACTCGCAATGGTTTAAACAGTTGATAGTACCGTATGGCGTTAGTGGTGTGCCTTATTTGACCGAAGAAAAAATGGTTTTAAATTTGTTTTATATTCGTTTAAATAACAATGTAACACATACCACACCATTATCTTCTACACAATACCAATTTGGAACTTCAACACCCGCTCCTTATTTCAATGGTGGAAATTACAATACTTCAACATATAAATTTACTGCTCCATCCGATCGAACGTATAACTTTCAAGTAACTGTTAATGCAACTTGCACAAGCGGAACAGGTCCAGCCCCAGGTGGATTAGTAATTGTAAGGTCATTGATTAGAAAAAATGGTGTTGCTATAAGCCCTAATTTAGATTTAGTTTTTGGATTTAATACGCCTGCAAATACAAATAAAACACAAAGCTTTTTCTTTCAAGATTCTGCAAGTGCGGGAGATCAATATGATGTAGTTTATCAAATCAATTCTGCAACTACAAATACAATTAGAATAAATAGCGGTACGTATTGGTTAAATCAAATTGAAGGCACGCCAAAAATGCAACCTGGGGATACTTGGACAATGAATGAAACCATTGTACCCAAGGTGAAGCAGTCCGATTTTCTTATGTACTTGGTGCGTATGTTCAACTTGTTTATCATGCCCGACAAGTACGACCCGAAGAAACTATACATCGAACCGTTTTCCGACTTTTACGATACTTCAAATTACATCGATTGGACTTCACGTTGGGATGTTGAGAAAGGTTACGAAGTAGTCCCATGTGGGTACATGAACCCAAAAACGTACAAGTTTAGTTATAAGGATGCGGGCGGTTACTTTGAAAAGCGTTACCAAAGTGCGTATCAATCAAGTTACGGTTCACGCACCTACATTAGTTCAAATGAGTTCAGCAATGGTGAGCAATCCGAAGACGTTGGATTTGGCAATAGCGTAATGGTTGGCTTCTCTCCAAGCCCACGCATTTACGCACGGTATTACGACATGGATAATAAAGGAAGTGCAAGCGGTGGGGATGTTGAATTAGACGTTAAGCCTGTTACCCCTAACCTTCGTATTCTTTACCACGAGTACATTCCATTTCCAAGCGATACCGAATTTGTTTTCGAGGGTAATGAATATACAAGTTACCCTTATGCGGGAACTTTGGATAATCCGTACAATCCAACAACCGATTTGTGTTTTGGAATACCACGGGAGTTGTACTATCAAAGCGATGAAACAAGCGGAGCGATTTATAGGTACACCAACAACAACCTATTCAACCGCTTTTGGTTGGATTATGTAAAGCTATACACCGACAAAGACGCAAAGAAAGTCAAGTTATTCGTACAACTTTCGGCAGTTGATATTCTCAACCTTGACTTCCGCAAACCGATTTACATTAACGGCACTTTGTTCTACTTGCTATCGGTCAATGATTACGATGCAAATAGCGACGAAAGTACCTCAATCGAACTTTTAAAAGTATTGGATTTAGCACCATTTGAACCAACCGTTTTCCAATTAACGGGCGGTACGGGTGCTTTCATTTCAGACGAACCTAAACCCCAATTAATTACAGAATAATGGCAGACGTAGAAAAGGACATAGTATTACGAGTTAAGAGTGAAACCGACCAAGCCACGGGGCAATTCAAGAACTTAAAGCAAGAATTGCGCTCGATTGAAAACGAGTTGAACAAGATGGCCGAAGCAGGCCAATCAGGAACGGAAGCGTTTAGGAAACTGCAACAAAGAGCAGGGGAGGTTAAAGACCAAGTAGGTGATACCAAGGCAGCGATCAAGGCTTTGTCTTCTGATACGTTCCGCTTGGATGCGTTCGCCCAAGGTGCGCAGGCTATTGCAGGCGGTTTCGCAGCTGCTCAGGGTGCGCTCGCTTTGTTTGGTACGGAAAACAAACAAGTTGAGGAAGCGATTAAGAAAACGCAGGGCGCAATGGCTTTGCTTCAAGGGGTAACGGCTATCACAAACGTATTGCAAAAAGAAAGTGCGTTGAGGTTAGCGATTGCAACCACTGCTCAAACGGCATACACCGCAGTTGTTGGGGCGTCTTCGGGGGCAATGAAAATCTTTCGTTTAGCGTTAGCGTCCACGGGCATCGGTGCGTTAGTTGTTGGGTTAGGTTTGCTTATTGCAAACTTTGAGGATGTGAAAAAGGTTGTAATGAACCTTTTAAAACCATTCGATGGAATCATTGCCAAAGTACGTGACTTTTTAAGCGTAATTTCCTTTGGATTGATTGATGATAGCGCAACGGCAAAGACAAAAGATAACGCCGAGCAAGTGGTGGATGCCTTCAATAAAACGAAGGATGCGATGAAGGAAAGCGAAAAGGCAATCGAAAGGCAAATTGAATTAGCAAAAGCGCAAGGGAAAAGCACAAAGGAAATCTATCTACTCGAAAAGCAACTTGCTGATTTACGCATTAAGAACTTACAAGCTGAACAAAGCGCACTTAAAACAAAAGAGAAAGCGGGAACTGCAACGGAGGACGAAAAGAAACGTTTAAAAGAATTGGTGAGTGAAATTGCGGATGCAAATAACAAGCGTTTAATCCTTGACGCTAATTACCAAAAAGCCGTTTCAGATGCCAATAAAAAAGCTAAGGAAAAAGCCGAAGCAGATGCCAAAAAAGAACGTGAAGAAAAGGCTAAAAAAGACGCTGAAATAAAAAAGCAACAAGAGCAAAACGCAAAGGATTTTCAAGATCGCACAAATAAAGAATTTGAGGATAGCAAAAAATCGAGCGATGATTATTACGACCATTTAATAAACGTCGCAAAAGTTAACGGGCAAAGCACCGAGGAATTGGAGTTGCAAAAATTACAAAACCTACTTCAAATTCAAAAGGATTACGGGCAATCAACCATTGCCTTAGAAGATCAAATCGCATTGAAGAAAAAGGAAATTAGCGATAAGCAATTAGAACAACAACGTGCTCAACTTGAAATCCAACGTCAAGACTATTCTCAAAGCTATAATCAAATCAAAACCATTTTAGACAATGCGTATAAAACTGGATTGATTACTCAAAAGCAATATAATGAAGCGACGAAACAATTAGACAGCGCACAACTTCAAGGAAAGATGGCGTTGACCAAGGCCGTTGCTGATTTGTTTGGTAGTTTATCGGATGCGTTAGGTAAGGAAACAAAAGCGGGCAAAGCACTTGCAACCGCACAAGCTTTGATTAACACGTACCTTGGTATTTCCGAAGTATTAAGAGCAAAGAACCCGTACCCAGAACCGTTTGGAACGGCTGTAAAAATTGCCAGTGCTGCAACAATCGGTATCAATGGATTTAACACCGTTCGCTCAATCAACAAAGTTCAAGTGCCAGGTGGTGGCGGTGGCGGTCCTGTTGGTTCAATGCCTAACCTTTCAACCGCACCTTCTGCAATGGCTACAACTACACCGACGATCGGAAGCACCCAATTACAATTAGACGCACAGGGTAACCTACAACAAGGTTCCATGAGAACCTACGTACTTGAAACCGATATTTCAGACAAACAAAAACGCTCACAAAGATTACAAAGAACCGCAACATTAGGAAAATAATATGAATACTTACAATGATTTACCCGTTTACTCGCTAGTGGTAAACGATGACGAAGGTACGGGAGTTGACTTTGTCGCACTCGTTAACGCTCCCGCAATCGAGCGTAATTTCCACGCATTTAACAACCGTATGAAGTTCACATCGAACGAAGAGAAACGGTTGGTTACAGGGCCGTTAATGATACCCGATTCAATGATATTCAGACGTGACGAAAAGTTTGGTGAGTACTACGTAACCTACACCGCTGAAACGATTAAAAAGATAGCGGAGAAGTTCATGCAAAACCAATACATTTCAAACGTCAATACTGAACACAAAACACCGATCAAGGATGTGTTCATGATTGAATCGTTTATTACCGACGCTGATCGTGGTATCGTTACCCCCAAAGGATTTGAGGATTGCCCCGAAGGCACTTGGTTTGGTACGTACAAAGTGAACAATGAAGACGTATGGAATCAGGTTAAAAACGGAACGTTTAAAGGGTTTAGCGTTGAAGGTGATTTCATTCACGCTCCCTTCCAAGCCTCAAAGCAACTGCCTTTGGAAGTCATTTTGATTGACGAAATCCTTTCAATGCTATAATTTTTTTGTCACTTTTTTTTACGTTCCCATTTCATAAGTATAAAACTTTTATCACATGGATATTAAAGCTGAATTGCTAAAAATTAAAAGCTATCTGATGTCGAGTGAAGTTACCACAACCGCCCAAGAGTTCGCCATGTACGACCTTGCAAGTGGTGGTCAAGTATCGATCAACGGTGAAATCGTTGTAGGTGCGGAGGTAATGGTAATCGACGGAGATGGTAATGCCGTTCCCGCTCCCGATGGTGAGCATGAATTGGTAGGTGTTGCTAAAATCAAAACCGAAGCGGGTAAGATCGTTGAAATCATGCCTATCGAAGACGAGCCAAAGATCGAAGTAGAAATCGAAGCAGGCGAAAAGAAAGAGGAAATGGCCGAAGCTGAAATGATGCCCGAACACGCTAAAGCGATGGAATCAATGAGTGAGCGTATCACCAAGTTGGAAGGTATGATCGCTGATATGATGACTCGAATGGATGGAATGGGTAAAGCTACCGAAGCCATGAGTGCCGTTGTTGAAGAGGTTGCAAGCCGTCCGACTGCCGAGGTTTCAAAACCCGTTGCTTTCACTTACTTGAATCCAAAGGAAAAGCAAAACGATAAATTTTCAAAACTTTTAAACGCATTAAAATAAACAAAAATGAGTTACAATTTAGCTGGGTTAACTGCCTATACTAACGAGCAAACCCTACCATTAATCACCAAGTCGTTATTTAACGCACGCACCATTTCTTTGATCAACAAGCAAGTTGGTGTGAAGTATGTTTCTGCTTTGAACTTGTTGGACACCACAACTACTTTTGCTTATGGCAATAGTTGCGGGTTCAATGGTGATGGAAACACTACCGATTTCACACAACGTAACTTGACTGCGGTTCACACCAAGGTTCACGAAGCAATGTGCCCAAAGGCTTTGGAAGCGTACTGGATGCAAACCCAATTGACTGCGGGTTCAATGCCAACAACTATTCCATTCGAGCAAGTTTACGCTGAACAAAAGGTTGCTTCTATTCAGAAGACCTTGGAAACTGCTATTTGGCAAGGTACAGGTTCAGGAGGTTCAATCACTGGATTGCAAAAGATTTTTGCTGATGCAGCAACTGCCGCTCCATTAACTGCTTGTATCGATTTAAACGATTCTGCTTACGGTTGGGCTACAGACCTTACTTTCGCTACATTGGTATCAAACCAGGCAAACGCTATCAAGTTGTTGAACACGTTTGAAACTCACCTTCCTGCTGACATCAAAGGATACGATGACGTTGCTATTTTCTGTGGTATCGACGTATTCACTGCAATTAAGCAAGGTTTGGTAGCTGAAAACTTCTTCAATATTTCTTACTTGAATGGAGTTGAGAATTACGAATTGACGTTGCCAGGTTCAAACATCAAGTTGTACGGAGTAAACGGGTTGAACGGTCAATATGATTTGTACGCAGGTCGTACTTCTCACTTCGTTTTCGGTACTGACTTGTTGAATGAAGAAGAGCGTTTCGAAATTTTCTACGCTAAGGAAAATGACCAAGTTCGTTTCGTGTGCGAGTTCAAGGCTGGCGTTCAAATCGCTTTCCCTGATCAGACCCGTCGTTTCATGATGACTGCTTAATCGAACGATTGAACTATTAACCAAGGGGTGGGTGAAATCGCCCACCCTTTTTTTTAAACAAAAATAAAGAAATAAAGATATGAGTTGCGCACTAACCGCAGGATATTCACTCGCTTGTAAAGACAGCGTTGGTGGATTAAAAGAAGTTTACTTGGAAAACTTCGGGGATATTACCTATGGTGCTGAATCGTCAGGGGTAATTTCAACAGTAACGGGTTCGTTTTACAAATACGAATTACCAATGAATACGGCTCAATTTACCGAAACGGTAACATCGAGCGTTGAAAATGGTACTACATTTTATCAAACAGAACTTTCAATCGTATTGCCTAAGCTAACCGCATCACTTCGAAATCAGTTGAAGTTATTAGCCCAAGCTAAGTTAGCCGTTATAGCCGTTGACCGTAACGGTGAAAAATGGATTATGGGATTGGAGAACGGAGTTTATTTGACCACTGGAACGTCTGCAACAGGAACTGCGATGGGTGATTTAAACGGCATGACTTTGACGTTTACTTCCATGGAAAAATCGCCCGTTGTTGAATTCTCAGGAACGATTGTAGTACATACCTAAACCTACACACTTTCCATATTTTGAAGGGGGGCGTTTACGCTCCCTTTTTTTATTCGTTACATTTTCGTTTTTTCCCATTATATAAATATGCAGTTGATCACAACGAACGCAGTTAACCGCCTATACTTTACCGCTACCGAGAACATGGTAAGCGGTGATTGGGTATATTTAAACATTCACCACGTTGCAACCAATGAAGATTATTTTTTCGACTTTCCAAAATCTCAAAACCTTAGTCCATTTACTGGCCGTTTTGATGCTTGGGATTGCAATGTTGGTAATCTACCCGTTGGTCAGTGTTTATATACATTGTACGAGGGTAATGAAGGAGCGGTCAACCCTGAAAGCGAAGAAATTTTAAACGTGTTGGAAGTTGGATTGTACGAAGTTTTGGCGAATGAAAGCACCGACGTCGTATTTGAAAACGATACCACATATATCGAGCCTAACTTATGAGTTCAAGAAGA